GCACTTGGTGGATAAGAGTAAAGTCCTCCTTGTTGCCAAATAGTTTCCATACTATTTCCAACAACTGCATTTTGTCCGAATTTATAGACTTGTTTGTAGCTAGGAGATAAAGCTCCACTAGAAACATCAAGAACAAAATTTTCAAAGTTTACGTTATTACATGAACTCATTAGCAACCATACCTATTCATAAATAGTTCTTTTCGTTCAAGTTCATCTTTTAAATCTTGTTGAAACGTAGAGTTTAATTTTTCAATCAATCCGTCTAAATCTCTTACTAAAGAATCAGCATCTTGTTGTTTATATTCTTTACCAGGTCTTGTAAATACTACTGTTACTTTAGCCATTATCTACGTCCATCGGGTTGTGTATCTAATCTAAATGTACCAAGTTTCCAACTTTGATTAGCTGCTGTATTAGCTACTTTTAAAGATATAGCTCGTGCTCTTGCACGAGTGTCTACTTTATCAGTAGATGAGTTAATTGTAAAGGGTCCAAGTGGTGAGCTTGCTTGAGTGCTATTAGGATAATTTTTAAGTTGTAATGTTATTTGAGTATCCCCTGTTTGAGATAAAAAGTCAGGTACAAATCTTCTGATCTTCATAATATATTCACCATCTCCTTGAAAGTCAGCAATACCAGTCATTTGACTACCAACAACTCTTTGAGTAATATCAAAGTCCCCTGATTCAATGTTAGATGTAATTGTATTTACACCAGTCGCCAATGCTTCATCCGTTCCTTTTTCATGTTCAAAGTATATTGTGCTTCCTTCAGTATTACCAACAACATCAAATGATGCATCGTCATTTGCATTAAAATATGTTGCGTGAGGTAAACCAAACACAGAAGAGTCTTGCCATGATCCACGGGCCAAGCTTCCTGTTGTCCAAACAGGTCTATTAGGACGTGAGTCAAGATAATTATAAGTTACACATCTATTAATAACAGTCGAACTTTCTGTACAATAGAACCAAGTAATTTCACCAAATAAATTATTTAACCCAACATTAATTAGTTGGTTAGCTGTTGTGTTTAAATCATCAAAAACAAAATCTTCTACTAAACAAATCATAGTCTCTAGGTTACCAGAGTATTTAAAGAAACCATTTTCTGAAAACCAATACGCAGCACCATCAACTTCTAATGCAGCGTTCTGTCCAATCAAACCACAGTTTGTTCCTACTTGTTGAAAACCAAATGTAAATGGTTGACCAATAAATCTCATAGTAAATAAAGACGTATCTGTCCAAACATAGATCGCATCCCTACCTCTAACTGCACCTACAATTTTAGATCCATCCGCAAGTCTTTGTGTACCTGCTGTGTTGACCGCTGTTGGTTGATAAGTATTAATATCTTCTTGGTTTGAAAATCTAATAAACATTTCATCTTGTGTAGTTGGATCACCAATAGTTAATTCTGTTCCAAAAAATACTAAGTGTCTATCAGGAGTTGATACTAACATGTCACGTGATGCTGTTGGTGCACCTGCAATAATAGTTGCTCTATTGGTTACAGCGTTTGTTGCATTGGAGTCCCATTCAAATACTTGTGCATTGTGAATTAGTGCAATTACTCTATCACCAAAGTTATCAATAGACCATAAACCTGGATCAATAACTAAGTCACCAGACGCTGCTTCACCCCAAGCAATATAATCGGATGTATTTGTAACTGTGTCTCCAGCATTATGGGTTGCAGCGGTTGTATTTCTTACACCTCTTGTAACACCTGTTAAAACATTTGATGTAATACCTGTATAAGATATTTCTTCTGTTCCTATTTGTATAAAGTTTGTACCTGAAGTTGGAAACTGTGATGCATCAGTTAATTCAATTGCCGTTGTTTGAACTGCGTTAATAGAATTTACTAAAGTTGTTGTCGCTTCACCTGATACAGTACCACCATATTGTGCAAGACCCCAACCAAAACCAGGTAATTGTTCTGCAGGTCCTACTGGATAATAATGTTGTACTCTTATTCCTCCAGATAAAGTTGCACCTGCACCTGTTTCAGCTGTAGGCATTGTAATAGTTAAAGTAGTAGCTGTTGGTATGGATGTAACCATAAATTTTTTATCATCAAAATCTGCTGCGGTATAATCTGATCCAGTGATTGCTGTAAAATTATCTAAAAGAATAATGTCATTTGCATTTATTCCATGATCTGTACTAAATGTAATTGTAACGGATGTTGAACCATTAACTGTGGTAAATGCATTTGTTAATGTAGTTGTAGTTTTAATAGGGTGGATGTCATAAAATACACCACCTGTGTAAGCGTATAAAATTCTGCTTGTTCCTATGATTGCAAACTTATTACCAGATTTGTTAACTAAATGATGTAAAGCTCTTGCAGCTCCTGTAAGTTTTGACTCACCTAACTGTGCCCAACCACCTATCTTTTCAGGTGTACCATATCTAAATCTTACATTATCTCCATCAATCCATTGTCCTTCGGCCGTGGTTTCTGTAATCTGTTTATTGAACCCTGGTTGAAAACCTATCTTCTGTAGCATATGACTCCATTATAATACTATTTTACAAATGATGGTAGACCTAACATAGGTCTTCCGTCAAATCTGTTTTTATCAGCAAATGGGCCATTTACATGATTATAATGTAAGAATACTTGGCCACATATGTTCCCGTCAAAAGGCTCTCGCCAATGTTCGAGTTCGCAACCACTATATACTAACATATCGCCTACTTCAAGCAAGACTTTCGTGCCTGCTGGAGCGTTAGGTTTTATGATTTTTTTGTATTCATCTATAACTGAATTAGCTCCAGATCCGTCTATAAATATTGGCCATGGATCACCACCTAGATTTAAAGTACAAGATATCTCACAACTTGGTCTATCTTTATGTCTTCTTAATTCATCACCTTTTTTATATGCTCTTGAATAAGAATAAGTTGGTATTAAATCTAATCCTGTATGTTGTTTCATAACAGGTAACATTTTAACTAGTAATGTATCCATTACAAAATCACCATAACAAGAAAATGTATTTGGTATTTGTGTATCTCCCCACGTCCCTAATATTGGAGATTCCGAATGAATATTATTTTGATACATAAAAGCAGTTGCATCTCTTTTAAGCAAGAAATAATTAAATATAAAATTAGCTAACTCGTAAGGTAAAGCTTGTTTGATTACTTGATATTTTTTTTCTTGAAACATATTAGACCATAAAACATTTTTGCATAAAATTAAAACTGACTGATATCCTTATATCATTAGAATTATTAGGTTCCACACAATGATTCAACCAAGATGGAAACATAATCAGTCTTCCTGGTTTAGGATCATAACTTGCTTCTCTCCATAATCTTTGCGGTGGTTTACCTTCTTTCATTCTTGGTCGTACCATTAATGATACAGATCTTGGATCTTCAATTTTTAATTGACCAGAATTCTCTGGTGCTTTTACATAATAGACACCTGACCATAAAGAGTTTGGATGAATATGTGCTCGATTCATCCCACCTGGTGGATTAATATTAGCCCACATATTACCTATAAAAGGTTCACTATCTAAATGTTCTTCTTTATAAATTATGTTTTGTGCTTCAAACAAACCATCCACTAATCTTTTGTATTCTGGTTTAGTGTACATATCAGTTGTTGAGTGCCAACCTTGAACATTAGTTCTAATTATTCCCTTGTCTTGATTAGACCAAGCAACAATATCTTTTTCTAATTGTATATTCAAAGATGGATCTTTGTGATCAAATATATAAATAGGTGTTGGAAAATGTAAATCTCTCATTTAAATGGAGTTCCTCCAAACCACATCACCAAAGATTTTCTATGTCCTCTAATAACTGGTTTTACTCTGTGTCTAATAAACGATGCAAAAAATACCGCGTGTCCTTGTTTTAGTTTTGCAATCTTACCTTCTGACATTAATTCTAAATCTCCACCTTCGAATTCAGATTCTGGAGAAAGTAGACAAGTCATTGATATTTTTCTAACTGGTGGTTCGTGTTGCATATTAACATCATTATCCACGTGCCAGTCATAAAAACCACCTTCTGGATATTCTGTATACTGTGCAGGTTCTGTAAGTTGCATACCTTCAAAACCAAAGTGATTACCATTAGTTGTTTTCATAATACGTTCTATGTCTTTATACATATCAACCATTTTTTTAAATGGTATCCAACTAATATGTGACGTTCTAGTTTTAGTATCTAATAATCCTTCTTTAATACCTTTACTATTTCCAACTTTTGCATCTTGTTTGGGTTCAGCTCGTCCTGCTTGAATAATTAATTTACACTGTTCAGGTGTAAAGATTGGTGTGGTAGTCTCTACTATAAAAGATCTCCATCGTGGTTCTGTTATCATACCGCTCCTCTATTTTTAATTGGATCAAACTGTACATCACAGTTTGCAGCTAAAGTTCTTCTTGTCTCATTCGTTCCATTAAATGGATACACACAGTGTCTCATATCATATGGAAACACATAAAAATCTCTAAGGTCCATAGGTGGTTGATAATCTATTTTTGCAAACTGACCATTAGCAGCACCTAATATTTGTAGTCTGCCGTTTTGTGGTATTTCTGCATTAGAATATTCTCGACCATAAGTTGATGGTAATTTTAAAATCATCACTGATGATAAACCTGTAAACAACATCCCTCTATGAATATGTGCAGGATTGTATTCATGTTCTTTCATCTCATTCACCCAAATTGAATTTAAGTGCATATCATAATCTCTAATTTTATTAAAGGCTAAATAATGTTTAAATATCTTTAAAAAATAATCAGTGATATTTCTTGGCAACATATTATGCTGTTTCATTTTAGACTGATCTTGTCCACCATAAAACAAACTATGTTCATTTTCGATCTTACCTACTAACTGTTTATTAGCGGGAGCTAATCTATGAAAGTTCTGTTCGTATATTTGATTAATCGAATAAAAAATATCTAATGGTACCTGATACTTTAAAATTGATTGACCTAAGAATACAAAATCAAACTTTAGGTTTTCCATGTTGTTCAAGTTGTTCTCTTTCTTTATAACTACTTTCTAATTCACCAGATTTTTTAATTCTTTGTAGTGATTGTAATTGACCTAAAACATTGAACTTATCTGTATCAGAAGAATTTTCTGTAAGCTGTCTTGCTTTTTCAGCATACTGCATACCATAAGATTCTAATTGATGTTGATTAACATCTTTGTCATTAAACGATCCGTCGTTAAATTCTTTCTTTAACTTAGACCACATTTTAATTTCTCTCATTCTATGTTTTGCAACTTTTTCCATAGATGCTTTTGCAAATCTACATTCATCTAAATCTATTTGATATTTAGTTGCTTTGTATTCATCTTCTTCTTTTTCAACTTTACCTTCTAACCATTTAATCTTTGCTTCGTTTCTTCTATAATCAAATGATAAGGTCATTAAGTTATCTAAGTATGATGATTGTTCTCTAACACACTGCCAGTATTTTGCAGCTTTAGTTGGATACCTATTGTCTTGTAATACAGAAAACCTTGCTTCTGTTTCTGTTCGAAACATTTGTTTCTTGGTCCAAGTGTCTCTAAGCTCGTCTACCATACCTTTAAAATCGGTAAGGTCTTGTGGCTCTAATAAATTATTTAAATGAGTTTCCTCTTTTTGTATAATATCTTTAACGTCTTTTTTTTCTGTCATATCTTTATCCTTTATAGTTGTCTTTTATATATACTATTTTAAATATATTACAAGGTTTAGCTAGACTGAATAATATCAGTTACTTTGCCATCACCATACCAAGCTTCAGTGGCTGTTGAAACTGGAGGAGCATCTCCTCCAAATGCTAGTGCTGCTGTTGAAGTTCCAGAACTACCCATATCTTCTCTAGCTGTATTCATTTCTTGTGCACCTATCCAACTTGTACCATTCCAAGATTCCACATTAGCTACAAATGGATCTCCACCAAAAATTAAACCAGTTGAAACAGTTCCAACTCCACCTAATTCTTTTCTTGCTACATTTACATCATTAACTTCAGTCCAACTAGTTCCGTTCCAGGATTCTGTATTAGCTACAGCTGCTGCTGGAGGGCCTTCCCCTGTTGCTAATAAAGCAGATGTATTATCAGCACCAAAACCTGCTGCAAGTTTTCTTGCAGTATTAAGGTCGTTTACTTCAGTCCAAGCAGATCCATTCCAAGATTCAACAATTCCTGTGGTTGGAGGTATATTTCCACCAATTGCTAATGCTGATGTTGAAGTTCCTGCTCCTGGAAAAGTTCTTCTTGCAGTATTTAAGTCTGCAATCTCAGTCCAAGTGTAACCATTCCATTCTTCTACTTCCGCATTATTTGCTGTACCATTGTAACCTCCAATAGCTAAACAAGAAGTCTGTGTTCCTGCACCTGCCAATCTACTTCTGGCGGTATTTAAATCATTTACTTCAGCCCAAGCAGATCCATTGTAAGATTCTGTCACTCCAGTGTTTGGTTGTCCTCCAAATGCTAAAGCTGCTGTCTGAGTTCCTTTTCCTGATCCAGCCAATAATTCTCTTGCAGTATTCATATTTGCACCCGTAACCCAGGCACCTACAGCAATGTTTGCGTTCCATTCTTCTGTGGCTGATGTATCTGGTGGATTTCCTCCAATTGCTAAACCTGCAGATGTTGTACCTGCTCCACCTGCATTCATTCTAACTGTGTTTAAGTCATTAGTTTCAGTCCAATTAGATCCGTTCCACAATTCTGTTGGATTTGTTGTAGGAGTTCCTCCAATTGCTAAAGATGATGAAGATGTTCCAAATCCTCCTAATTCTCTCTTAGCTGTATTTAAATCATTCACTTCAAACCAACTTGTTCCATTCCAACTTTCGGTATTTGCTAAAGTAGATGATCCTGGATTTTCTCCACCAAATGCTAACGCTGATGTTTGAATACCTGTTCCAACTAATTGTCTTCTACCTGTATTTAAATCATTAACTTCTGTCCAGCTTGAACCATTCCAACTTTCGGTATTTGCTGATCTTACACCACTTGGACTAATTATTCCTCCAAAAGCTAACGAAGCAGTATTATCTGCTCCTGATCCTGCTAAAGTTGATCTAGCAGTATTTAAATCTCCAACTTCAGTCCAACTCGTTCCATTCCAAGATTCAGTTATAGCTTGATCTCCAGGAGGGGCTTCTCCTCCAACTGCTAAAGCTGAAGTTTGTGTGCCTCCGCCTTGGACTGCAACTGTTCTTCCAGTATTTAAATCGTTTACTTCAGTCCAGCTTGAACCATCGTATTGTTCTGTGTTTGTAGAATTTCCACTTCCACCATATGCTAAAGCTGTTGTTTGAGTTCCTGCACCTCCTAAAATGCCTCTAGCAGTATTTAAATTCCCACCCGTAGACCAAGCATTACCTATAAATTGCTTATAGCCTTTAAGTTGTTGAGTCGTGGTGTTATACCAAACTTGTCCTGTTACAGGATTCGCTGGGTCTGATGATACGACCTCTACATCTGTTCCAAATATTTCTTTGTATGTTGCCATATTAAGTTACCGTCTCCGTTATAATTCCGTCACCGATCCATTCTTCGGTTGCACCTGTAATTGGTGGACCTTCTCCACCAAATGCTAAACCTAATGATGTAGTTCCTGATCCACGTGCACTTCTTCTTGCAGTGTTTAAATCGTTTACATTACTCCAGTTTGTTCCATTCCATTGTTCTGTTCCTGCTGTTCTTGCGCCTGGAGCAGTTAGTTTACCAGCAGCTAAAGCTGATGTTTGAATTCCTATACTTGCTGCATAAGCACTTGCTGTATTTAAATCATTAACTTCAGTCCAAGACGTTCCGTTCCAAGACTCTGTTTGAGCAAACATATCACCACCAAAAATTAAAGCAGCTGTAGTTGTTCCTACACCTCCTGCATCATATCTTGCAGTGTTTACATCATTTACTTCAGTCCAGCTTGAACCATTCCATATTTCTGTAAGTGCTGAATTTGATGTAGTTGTTTGTGTATAACCTGCCGCTATTAAACCTGAAGTATTATCAACTCCTGCAGGTGCTGCACCAAAACGAGCTGTATTTACATCTGTAGTTTCAGTCCAACTCGTACCATTCCAGCTTTCTGTATTTGCTACATCTGTAGCTGGTGGATTTGATCCTGTAACCGCTAAAGCTGATGTTGAAGTTCCAACACCTGATAAATTTCTTCTAGCATTATTTAAATCATTTAATTCTGCCCAAGCAGTTCCATTGTAAGATTCGGTTACTCCTGTTATAGCTGTATCTACTCCCCCAAAAGCTAATGCAGCATCTTGTGTACCAGCGCCAGAACCTGCAAATGCTTGTCTTGCTGTATTCATAGTACCACCAGTCACCCAGACACCATATGCAAAATCTGCGTTCCATTCTTCTGTGACTGCTGTATAATTAGTGCTGTATCCACCAGCTGCTAATGCTGCTGTTTGAGATCCAGCTCCACCTAAACTATTTCTTGCAACATTCATATCTGAAGTTTCAGTCCAAATTGCACCATTCCATAATTCTGTTTTATCTTCTACCGCAGCACCTGGAGTTTCACCGCCAAAAGCTAAAGCTGCTGTTTGAGTTCCTGTAGAACCCATTTGTCTTGTAGCAGAGGCCATATCATTTACTTCAAACCAACTTGTACCATTCCAAGCTTTTGTTGCTGCTGTATTAGATCCTGGAGGAATATCTCCCCCAAATGCTAAAGCAGATGTTTGAACTCCAGCTCCACCCAAGTTTCTTACTTGGATTGGATAATCATTTACTTCAGTCCAACTAGTTCCATTCCAACTTTCAGTTTTAGATCCTGCAGTAGCAGTTCCTGCAATAGCTAATCCAGATGTATTATCAGTGTAAGCTCCTGCTATATTAGCTCTTGAACTATTTAAATCATTTACTTCCGTCCAATTAGTTCCATTCCAAGATTCTGTAATGGCTAATTGACCAGTTGAATCGCTGCCTCCAGCCATTAAAGCTGATGTTTGTGTACCTCCTGAACTTGAAGCTCTTCTTGCAGTATTTAAATTGTTTACTTCTGTCCAACTAGTTCCATCATAAAGTTCAGTTCCATCAAAATATTCTGGAGTGCCTGAATAATCTCCTCCAGCTGCTAATGCGGCTGTTTGAGTTCCAGCTTTTGATACTTGATTTCTAGCAGTATTCAAGTTACCACCGCTCGCCCAAGCACTTGTTAAGGTTGTAGCACGGACACGCAGATCCCCTAAGGTCTGGTTATACCATACCTGTCCTACATACGGATTATCAGGATCCGTATCAAA